ATTTCTTTTGTGTTGGTTGTTCTAACGCGCGCTAACGGACGAATTGCTGAAACTTCTGTTATTTTCTTTATGATTTCGTTTATAAAATCTGGAACAACAAGATATCCGCCATCATCATCGACGTCAGTACGCAGATATTTCATTTCGATTTTTGCCTCTTTTGCTGCTTCAAATCCTTTTTCAGTATCTCCATGACGCATTAACATATTAAATGCTTTATATTCCATAGATTGCTTTGAATCTTTAATCTCGCCTGGTTTCATCATATAGAATTCGCGTTCGAAATCGCTTAGTTTAGATCTAAGCTCTTCCTTTTCGTTTTTTGCAATTTGAAGATCTTTCAAATGTTTTTGATTTAGTTCTTCTTGATCATCTAAACGTTTTTCGATTTTTTCGATTTCCGCTTTAGATTCTGCTCGTTCAGAATCTTTGCTATTAGCTAAATCCTGAAGCCTTTTGAGCATCTGGTTTAATTCAAATGTTTTATCTTCACTCATTTTAAATTCCTCTTTAAAGTTTGTTGATTATTTCTTCTAGATCCGCAAGAACCTTGCTGTGATCTAGTTCATTTTCGTTGTCAACAGACTTGCTCTGTCCCTTTGGCGTAAATCGGCTCGCTAAAAATTCACAAGCTCCTCTACTAAATAAACCTGACTTACTCAGTATTTCATTAAATTCTTTTTTGGTTGATATGTGTTCAATATCTTTTAATTCGTATTTGTTCGGTTGCGTTACGTCTTCAGATTTTTCCTCTGCTTTGCCTTCAATCGCAGCTTTTATCTCTGTAACGGTTGCTTTAGCATTTGCTGGCTCACTAACTACTGAAACTTCCCATAGTTCTAATTCCTTTATGATCCTCGTTTCGCCCTTCCATTCTTCTTCTTTAATAGTAAAGCCGATTGACAAATCCGTTAATGCTCCTTGCTTCATTAGAGAGTAAACCTCTCTTCCCATTTGAGTTTCAAGGTTTAACTCACCTTTTACATTCCATTTTTTACCAACTTCTTCAACGCTTTTGATAGGAATAATACCAATCGGCAATTCACCGTGATTGTGTTGAAAAAACAGTGTAATATCGCGGTTTGCTTTTTTATAACGAGAAAGACTACCATTAAATGCATCTGGCGCAATAATATCATTGCCACGATCTTTATGCTGTGTTGCCATTGCCCCATAGAAAACACCTAGTTCCTCGCCGTCTTTATTCTCTTTGTTGATTGAAGAGATATCAAAACCAAATAATTTATATTCTAAATCTTTAGGTATTGAGTTTGACTTTTCCTTTTCCATCATTTTTCCTTTTTCATGAAATGTAAAAACGTGTAAAGGAGACAGTAACAAACATTTGCTACAATGTCCATAACCTCTTGTTTTTATTGATTTTTTAAAAAATATCTTAATTTTCGCGCAAAATTTCTTCTTTTTTTTTAATTTAGCTTAAGATACATTAAATAACCACTTTCTTTTTAGGAAAATAAATGTTAAAATTTATTGTTTTTTTAGGATAATTAAAATTGGATGGCTGTATAGAGGATTTTGAGCTACTTGAAGTTGGCGATGCAGCAATAAAATCTGCGACTGAAGGAGAAAACAGGGTTGTAGAGGATCTTCGACTATTTGAGCTTTCAACAGTAAGAGAAATAAAAAATCCCGAAGCAGCTATTTCAGAAATAAAAACTAACCAATAATTGGCACGGACGAGCATCTACAGTTTATTATATTATCTATAGTTGCCCCCAGGCTCATGTCTCCAGGAAGCATTAGCGATTGTCCGTTAACTATATATGGATCATTAACATCAACTATCTGACTGTCTGCTTCTGCATGCGCCTCCCTAGTTACGTTATCTAAAATAGTCACCCATTGCTTTTTCTTGTTAACAAGTGCTGACGCTATTGCAACGCCTGCTATAACGGCTTTATGTGCTATCAGAAGCGAGAACTCATTTTGCTTTGATGTTTCAGCCGGATTTTGGGTTTCTGTTATAGCTATTGTATTAAGGCGAGCATTGTTTTTCCGCCTTAATTCAAGCCTTGATTGCGACGCAAGCTCTTGTTGTGTAAAAATTCGTCCTTGATTAGTTGCCTGGCTTTGAGCATTGCTAATAGACTGAAAAACATCCTTATTAGTGGTTTGAGTAATAATTGCCGCGCTTTCTATTGCTCTACTGGCAATGTGGTTGTTCATCCTTGCGTCATGGGAATCCATTATCGTCTCATGATTATCAGGAGCCCCTACCTCGTTAACAATTCTTTGTGAGAATTCATCGTTTACCTTTTGATAATGATTGGTTAAAGTTGAATGCATTTTATCGTGGAATTCATCGGTAGCCGGGATAGTTCCAGTAGTAGCAAATGTGTTATGAAAGTGATTCGCGTAATTGTTAAAGATTGAGTTTAATTTTGGTATCAACGATGCCTCTAAGATTAACTTTTTATTATGATCTATTGCTGCACTTTTTTTCCGCTGATTTTGAGTTGTATTTAACATTAGCGATATTAACCATTTGATTTATCTACAGTTTCAGCATACGGGATATTTGATGATGATTGATACAATTGATCTGCCCCTGCATCTAATTTTTTATCATTTAGCATTGCGCGCAATTCATTTATTGTATTCGCGCCAATATCTTTTCGTGCTTGTATGTTCTGCAATCTTAGAGGCTCAAGAGCACTGATTTGATTTTCATCGTATGTTATGATTAGGTTTTCAGAGTTTTCATATCTTCCTATTAGGAAAAGTGTTAACTCCTCATATAATCTGTCTAGCATTGGCAAAATAACGTTATGATAAAAAATTATGCGCGAGGACTCCATGTTTGAAAGCGTCATGCTGTCTTCAACAATAAGGGCTAAAGGTATTCTGAAAACTTTGTACATCATCTTTTCAACCATTTTTTTAAGCTCCACAAAATCCATATCTTTATTTGATTGTCCAGCAGGAGTAAACTCAAGATTGCCATCTGCCAACATTATTGATCCGGCATTTCCCGAACCTGCATAGTTATCACTGATCTGTTGTTTTAATCTATCGAACATATCTTGATTTAAAATATCTTTTGAGGTAAATATTCCTCCGAGTTTGGCGCCTCTGCTCAACAAGGATAAATTATGTTTGCTTGCTGATAAATATTGTTCCATTTCATAAAAAACAGGGTTTAACATAGAAAGACCAACAATATCGTAGTTAACAGAATCTGGATTAAACGTTTTTATTTGATATAATTCACGTTTATTTTGATTATAATATTTAAACCGCTGGTTTTTCATGTTTCTTTTATAATTATACTCGTAGCCTCTGTTCACCGTAAAAGATTCTGGATAACCATCCATTGCTTGAATAGGACTAACTGACTGTGACGGGGTTACTGAAACCGAAATTGGGGGCTTATTTATTGGCCCATCCGCGACAGCATACGCATTCCCTGTTATTAGAAAAAAAATTGTTAACCTACGCATGAATTCTTTCCACGTTGAATCAGCGTTAGGGTTTTTAACTAAATCATAAAAGGGGTGGTTTTCAACATATTGTCTCTTTTTTGTATCATACAATAACGGAGGAACCGTGCTAACATTTGCAGCAATCATGTCGACCACTGTATATATAGGCGCAATTGTTTTATAGTAATATAACGCTCTGCTTGCAGCTAGATCATAACTACCTTGCCTTAATAATAAATCAATCATTGAGTATGAACGATGTATTCCGCTTGTCGGTGTAGTTACTGTTTGCTGTTCGTTTGATTTTCTAAATATTTTGAAAACTTTAAGTAAATCCATTTGTATACCAAAAAAAATCTAATAAGTTAAATTTTGCAAAAGAATATCAAAAAAGTTTGCTTATGTCTATCAGACATTTTCTACAAACAGTTATATAAATTCATGATTATTATAAATAATTCAAACAATTTTTATTAAAGCAATGCTTTTCATGCGTTTTTTCTTTTAAAATCTATAAATAAAATAATTTTAAATAAATTTTATCTTTATTGAACTATTGTTATCACCACAGATAAATGATATGATTGTATAGTATGTGAACGGCTAGGATGGCCTTCATGACCTGTTTGATAAGGAGTGCCGTGTATTAATCTGTCCGGCACTTCTAAACAGTTGTAAAGAATTAGTTTACAACTGAAATAAATCCTTTATAATTAAATTGAATCGAGGGGAAGTTGTCGTTCGCTTCTAGGTTTCTGCTATATACAGAGATCTGTTTAAGGGTGGCAGCCTATGATTTATAGCTGAATATTTGGCGTGATGACAGGTATTTGACTAAGCGAAATGGCAGAATGGTTTATGCTCCGGATTAAAGATCTTGCACGAGATGTAATCATCCGGATGATGTAGGTTCGAATCCTGCTTTCGCCCCCGTTTAACCCATAATGTTTCGACATTATGGCACGCAATCGCATGTAGATTGTTGATTTAACGGGTAATTCGTCGTTATGTGCTCGTAGTATTTCCCGCGATTCGTGGGCGAAGCTAGGAGAATTTGACATAGCATGTTCCGTTGCTATCAAACTTTGGGGCACTGACGGGAGATAGTAGTTGAAGTGGTGTCGTAGGCCAATCCTGCCACCTCTACCAATTGGTGCCGTAATTTAATGGCAGAATCCAGACCACCAAATCTGGCAATGGGAGTTCGAATCTCTCCGACACCAATCAACTAGAATAATAAAAATCTTTTTCAAATAACCTCTTGACAATACGTCAAACAGTGTTATAATGAGCGTTGTTCAGGTGGAGACAATATTCAAATCACGAGAAGGGTAGAACTTAACAGCTAGATAAGTAGATCTTCCCATTACCGTGACCTAATGTCATTATTCCGTTCTAGTACTACCAGTATGGACCTGGAACCTGAACATTGCAATCAGCAGTTTGAGGAGGGTAAAATATGATTTGCGAAATTAAACTAGAAGACACAGACAAGCCTATTAAGAAGGGGGATGAAGTATGGTTCTCAATGTTTGATGAAATAAACGAATTTGAACCGTTCTCTATTGTTAGAAAAAGCATAATTTTAGATTGCAAGGAAGATAATTTTTATATGTTGCAAAGGGATATTTATGTTCGTTGCGATATAACTATGGAAAGTGAAAAATATGAGTCGGCAATATGGATTAAAAGAGGTTATATTTTCCACTCTAAGAAAGCTGCAACTGAAATGGCAAAACAAATGATGATAGATTTATATAAAAGAAGAATTAAGATTTTGGAGGATAATATAGTATACATAGAGCGTGGGCACCAACGCCCAATTATAATAGATAATGAGCAGCCCGCTAGAAAAATTGATTTGACTTACATGGGCAAAGGATGAAAAAATGACATACAACATTAAACTAGAAGATACCGATAAACCGCTTAAGAAGGGCGATAAGATTTATGCCTATTCTGGCCCAGATCATTTTCACAATTTAGAAGAGTTTACGGTAGTAGAGCATATTACAAATGCTTATGAAGTGACGTCAACATGTAACCATAAGTATTTTATGGAACACAGGGAAGGATATAAATATTATTCAAATAAGGAAAAAGCCAATGAATTTAAGATTAAATCAATAATTGAATTAAAGAAAAAAGAACTTGTTAAATTAGAGGAAATGCTCGATAATAATGAAGACTTAGACAATAAAGAAAATCTGGAGATGTTAATTTTAGCTGCCAATTCACGTTTCGTATGATTTGTTCTTAGGTGATCTTGATTAAATCAGGCCAGTAGCTCAACGGTTAGAGCGTCAGACTCATAATCTGTTGGTTCTAGGTTCAAATCCTGGTTGGCCTACCATTTAGCCTCGCCGCTCCAGGTATAAGAGGACCGCTCCATCCTGAGGCGAAGGAGCATTTTATAGGAAAGAATGAGGTGAAAAATGGATCATAGTTTTTTTCAAGATTACGATAAAGGGTATTGTACGTATTGGTCACGCATTCCTCTTAAGGATGGGGATGAGGTTTTTATTGTTAAAACTAAGCAATCAAAACCAACAATAGCAATAGCAATATATCTATATCATGTCATTGGAAATGGGTTTACTAGGCATTTCTCTGTTAAAGAAGCGCCTGAGATTCCAGTCAGAATTGAATTAGAAGAGGCAAAGAAGAAATCCGGAAAGTTTTTGTTTTTCAAAAGTGGATATCAAGCGGTTGAACATATGCGTAATTTACGCATCTATGCCGAATGAGCAATTGCTTTAACCTCTAATTTAAACACCTTATCTGCGGCGATCCCACCCTGCCCTTGACCATCAGCTTGGTAAAAGCCCAAACTAAAGCATCCACTCGATCTGGGCTTTTTTTATCTGTTATTGGTGACCATGAGCACAGT